TATTGCTTCCGCCATTCGTTTTACTCCTAATTAGAATGAATGTGGGATACATCCTATAGAGTAAATCAATCGTCGTCAAATGCCATGCCTAATTCTTTTTCGCGCTGCCGGATATGATTATCCCAATACCGTATCGTTTCCATCCGACGCTTACGGTCATCTTCGAGTTTGAGTTCGCCAGCGGTTTTTTGATCCTCATTTGGATACAGCCACGACAAAACCTTTTCGATAAGAAAAAACATCAAGCGGTTTTAACATGGGATGGTATAGGACTGTCAAGTCGTTTTGATGTCTTGATCCAGTAAATGAAAGTTTCGAAGTCTTCTACCAGGTCGAATATCAGATCGGGTGCTACTTCTTTCAAACCATGTTCTGCCAGTTTCATCACGCTGTTTGCTCGATACAGATAACACTTATTACCTTCAGACTTTTGGACCTCGACCAACATCCAGACACGGGCGTTCGCATGACGAGTTGCAAAAGATACTTGATGGGGGCTGATATTTACTTTGTTACCCGTGCAAACTTTGAGTTCAATCAGATGAAGGTTTTTGTGACCGTCCATCAACAGTATGTCAGGAACCCCGGGCGTCGAGCTGTTTTCTATCCGGGTTACGATTGGACACTCGTAACTGGTATCAATCCTCTTTTTGAGACGCTTCCAAAAGTTCGACTCCGTTTGTTTCATGTTCGATAACCTTTTCACCGAGTTGACGTTTCAAATCATTCAGAGCTTGTTGAACTTCTTCTTTTGACATTTGATCGATACTTCCGTGTCGAATCTCACTTCGGTTGACGTACAATCCCGCAGCTTGACCCCTCGCTTTTTCAGCAGCCGTAGCCGCAGCATAATTTCCTGCCGCTATAGATTGATCTCGTATCTTGCCAAGGTCAGCTAGGTGTTGACCAAAATTGACTGCGTATTTTTCGTTTAGCTCGGCCCTTCTTTCCCGCACGGCTTTGCAGATATGCGGACTTTTCTTGGGGTTCAGCATTTCGTAGGCTCTTGTGTGAGCACCGGACTTCGAAAAGCCTGCCTCAATCGCTAGGTTTTGTAGTGTTTCAGTTCCTTCGCGGGTGCAATACAGTTCTACGAACTTTGCCTGTTTGCCGGTAAGTCGTGTGTTCTCAGATATTGGGGGTCGGCCCCGTGTTTCTGTTTTGATAGCCTCTGCCATGTCCAAGGATTCTATAAAACCGGCTTTCTCTATACAACTTTCTACAAAAAAATATTTTATAAATTTTTTTAATTTTTTAGCCCCTATATCGCGTAGCGCGTTTTTTGCTGGGAGGTAACACCATTTTTGTTAGGTGTTACCCTAGTGTTACCCCTGAAAGCCCCGTGGTACGTGGCTGGTAACACAAGTCACATTAGTCACACCATTTTGAAAAAAAATTTTTTCTAAAAAAATATTTTTTCTGGAAAAGTACTATGTATATACCCCGATTAACGTGAAAACGCTTGTTTTCGTATGCGATGCACGATACTCTCCCATGTTCCCATACATAAAACGAGTAAATTCATGATCGAAATCAAACTTACGTTGACGGATGAACAAGCAGAAGAGCTGTTCGCCCGCGTTGAACGGATCGAGAAAGACATCGATACGATCTTGAAAGCGATCTATTTACTCAATGAAAATCTAAAAGAGGAGAAAAAGGATGACAAGGATTGAGTTTTTTGAGTGGCTGGACACTTGTCCTTCAAACTGGAATAAGGATGGAAGCCGGGTACAAAACAACGGGCCTATACCTAATTTTGAGATTATCAATGATGATTTCGAAAATACGACGATTCGTTTTTTTTATGACGAGGAGATGATTGTAGAGGAGGAAAAATAATGGAGATCCCTAACGACTTTGTGTATTTCGTACAATCTTTACGGATGGCAGTGACCGCATCAACCGAAGAACAATCAGAGCGTGTACTGAACCTTCTGTACAAAACGTCCTTGAATATATCTGAACGAGAGATGGAATTGGCAAAGAGCCTGGTGGAGTTTGATCTGGCTAACCATCGAGCGAACATGCTGGAACTTGAGGAAGAGATTCATTGAACAGGCCGAGGCAAATACTCCTGCCTTAGAACACCCGTTCCCGTCCGGGTGGGCCGTCTGGCGGGGTTTTTTTGAGGAGAAGTGAATGAACAAAAAGAAACTAGTAGAACTTGCAGACGAGGTTATGGTGGACATTGACATAGAAATGGATCACGCGCTTCGTAAAGAGTTAGAAGCTAAACTATGTAAACTTTTATCAAGTGTATTTTACGATGCTGGTGGTCATGTTCGCCACAAAGGCGTTTGGCCCAATGACCCATCCAAAAAAAAGCAAACTGAAATAGAAAAAAAAGCCTACGAGTCTGTCAAACCAGTGTTGGATGACTGTCTGAATAAAATTTTGGGGGCTAAGGGATGAAGGGTTACAAAGACTTACCAAACATTAATCGCAGTTTCCCTGCCGATTACATTAAGAGAATCAAACGAGAAGCAAAAAATTTTCGCAGGGATTTTAACGCCAGACAAAAAATCGACAATGAACCGTGGCACTTTGACAATTTCGTCTCAAAAAAATTTTTCAGACTTTTGGAGAAAGGCGGTTTTGAGGTGATGAACTTTATTGCTTTGGAGTTACGGCACCAACTTGAATACCACAATTCAAACATTATAACGCGACCGCTGTTTAGCAGTTGCGATAAAGAAGAAATGTTAGAGATAGGACTGAACCCGATGTTTCTCAGTAACATGGCAGCCTCTTTGTATTTACCGCGAATACGGGAGGAGGAGATTCTTGAACATCGCGGGCAGTCAGAACAAACCTGGCAGCTATTGAACAATTTATTGGGTTGTTTTTCGCATGATTCTGATCTCGTAAAGAATAATTGGCACCATAGAAATACTGCATCTTATGAAGATTTGGAATTTGTTAAACGCAAGGATTTGTTCACAAGCCTATACGACATTGAAAACCTACACCCTCATTACTTGTTTGAAGAATATACGACCCCCGTGACTTGGTTCGTGGCAGACAAAGACGACGATTCGTCTCAAGCATCCTACCGCAAACGTGTTTTAGATGCGTTACAACAACATTTTTCGTTATTGAATTTATTCGACCTTCACTACCTTAAAGATTCGGGCAAAATGCGCAAGATGAGTCACCCAGAATTGAATGATGGGAAACCGATGAAATTTCCGGTGCGCGACGCATACAACGATTTCTTGACGGAGACATATGTCGCGACGGCTGAGTTTATGAACATGAACTATTTTTACAATAGCCCGAACTCTGATCGAATAGTGATTTACCCAGACTCAGCAGAGTTGCTGGAAGACATTCTGGACGCAGAATATCACGTTGATGGGATCGATTTTTCGGATGGTATTCAAAGTTTTGCCTTGATGATACCCGAGGGTTTTACTGAAAAATCAAACGATTATGTTGATGAGGCGCAAGAAATGACCTCTATGTACGTGAGCATTGCTTCGGGTTACGAGATCAACGCTCAATCAGCGCGATCCGCAGCCAGCTTTCTTAGATCTCAGGGGCTTGAATCTTTGGCTTGGGCCTGGGACGAGAAAGCTAAAATCATCGAACTTGGTGGAGACCCGAGATTTCTCGGTGATGCGTGGATGAAAAAACCAGAAGATGGTCCGGCGTACGTGTTCCAACAACAAAAAACCCCGATGTATTCATCTGATATGACGGATGAAGAACTGGATGCGTTAGCAGAACATTACGAAAGAGACATGGCTAATTATCGATCAAAATGCTTGGTGGTCAATTGTGAAGGTCAATACTGGATTTTACCACTTTGCATGGCTCAAGTGATCTTATTAGCGGAAGCTGGTGATAAGAAGGCGAGACGGTTTGCAGAAAAGCATTTTGAGTTTTTGATGGAAGAAGGCTTGAAGATAGTCCGTTTAGTGGCCTCGGTGCTTATCTACATCAAAGCGTTGGGTGATGAGGTTTTGCATCGCGGGGTGCCAAACAAAAAAGAGAATCGTGCCGGGTTACTGGAAAAGACAGCCCCAACGAAATCAAACAACCCAAAAACGTTTACCCTCAAGGGACCGAGGGGCTACACGGGTCGTAAGCAGGGATCTCACTATCGCCGATGGCATTTCCGCACATTGAAACATGAACGGTACTACCAGACGGGTGAGTGGGCTGGCAAACCAATTGGCTCAAG